CAGCCGCTCCGGCGACCGGAACATCTTGATGTTCATGTTGCGGCGCTTCGCAATCTCCACCAGCGGCGCCAGGACGGTCGCGGACCACGACGTCATCGGCACTTCGACGTAGTCCTCTTTGGTCACGAACTGGCCGGTGTAGATGCGGTGCACGATGCTGATCGGGAACCGGTCACCGTGGTGGGCATGGAACTCGAACTTGTTGTCCGAGTCGAACAATGCGGGCGCCTCAGACAGTGTCACCGTCCAGCCGGGGTGCTCATCGTCCTTCGCGTTCTCCGGGGGATCAGCCAGTGTGATGTCGATGTGCGTGGTGTGGTCCTTGCCCTTACCTTTCGACCACGACTTCATCAGCGCCAACGCATCACCCGCCGAGCTGCGGGGCCACACCATGGGGTCGATGTGACCGTCCACCGGGAACCACGTGTGCCCCAGCACATACCGGTTGGTGGAGGTCACGGCCAGCAGATCAACGTCGCCGGGCTCGTCGCGCCACGGCGCACGCGTGGTAACGAGGTGGACACCGTCGGTGCCACTTCGAGCTGTCGCCAGCCCATCGGTCAATCCATCGATCAGCTTGGTCGTCTCAGCGATGATGCTCACTTGCCCGCCTCCCGCGCCGCTGCGGTGAACACCGGCTGAAGGTTCTTGAGCCCCAGCAGCTTCAGCTCGGCGGCGCTCACCGTGTCGCCGGTAGCGGCCTCCAGCACCATGAGCAGCGACCGTGTCTCAATGGCTTCTGCCGGCGAGAGCAGCCCATCCGGCTCGGCCACGGAATTACGCACTTCGTAGTTGCCTGGCGGGGTGTAGAACAGGCCGCGGAAGTTTCCACCGCCCAGAATGTCGCTGCCGGGCTCTGCGATCGGACCGCCCTTCTTCAGCTGAACCGTGAGCCAGTCGCGGACAACTCGGAGTTTGGCGGTGTTGTCGTGCTGGCGGGCGTGGTCGGCCCGGTACTTATCGCACGCCTTGACGTAGTCGACCCGAGCGCGTTCATGCGCGACGAGCGCAGAGTTGGCGACGTTGATCAGTTGGGCACGGTTGAATGTCACAGACATGATTGGTGTGTTCCTTCCGAGGATGGTTATCGAGTTGTGGTGCTGGCGTTTTCAGCGGCACCGAAGTCCGGGTGCTGGCCTGCCATGTGCTTGCCGAGGTTGACGAATGACCTGTTACAGCAGGGGCATACGCCCTTGGCGATGCGGTTGCGGGTCTTCGTCAACTTGCCCTTTGTGACCGCGTGCGCAACCTTGGCTGCGCGCAGATCCTCATCGCGGTTAGCGAGCTGCCGCTCAAGTCGCGCGGCCCGGGCCTTCGCCAGCTCCGTCTCGTTCTTCTGCGGGTAGTACCGGCTGTGTCCGTTCGGGCAATACCAGGTCCTGTGGTCCTCCCGGCGCTGGCGAATGAATTCGTCATTGAGCGCGAACGGAACTCCGCAACCCTCATGGCCACAGTGAATGACGGTGTAGGTATCGACCGCGGTGAATGTCGCGCTCACTTCGCCGCGTCCTCGTTGAACAGGTCGATCAACGACTGAGCCTGCTCCTGTGTGAGGTCCTGATCCCGGCTGACCTGCGCCTGGGTAGCCGACAGCACGTAGTCGAACCAGCCGGAATCGTCACTGCCGAATCCCTGCTCTTTCCGGATCTGCGCCAGCCGGGCCAGCTGCTGACCCGTCGCCATCAGGACGTCCTCTACTGGGCCGCGAACATCGATTGACTCCCGCTCGGGTGTCGGTTCGTCCACCGGCTCACCGACAACCTCGCCGTCGATATGGGTCGGACTGTCGATCGCACCCTCAGAAAGATCCAGGCGCACACTGCCGTCGTTGTCGATGGCCCGCTGAATCTCCGTTGACTTCGGCATCAACGCCATCAGCCGCAACAGCATCGTCTTCTTGCCCATGGCGTCGAAATGATCCGACCACGGACCGATGATCTTGCCTTCGCGGGTCTTGGCCATGGCGAACTTGTCTCGATGTTCCTCCATGTCCGCGACCGTCATCGGGTCGGTCAGCGAGTAACCGCCGTTGGCCAGACGCCCAACCGCGTAGAACAGGCGGGCATCACCACGCGGGCCGTCCAGGTTCGGGCGGTGCACCCACTTGTCCTCGGCCGCACCGTATTCGACCTCGAACTGATCGTTGCTGTACACGATCCGCGAGTGCAGTGACGCGATCTGCTCGGAGCGGTGCCCGAGCTCGACATAGCCCTTGTATCCGATGATCAGTTGGGCCTTTTGACCGCGAGTCTTGCTGTCCCAGAAGGGCAAAATCCACGCGTGGCCCAACGCGCCCACACCCGGACGCAAACCTAGCTGTGCGCATGTCATCGCAGAACCCAACACAGATACCGGGTCGCACTCCGCCAGCTTCGGCGTCTGCTTCACACACGTCATCACATCGCGGATCAGCTGTACGGCTTCCACTCCTCGCGGCATGGCCCGCTGAAACTGCGTCTCCATCTTCGCGAGCTGGGTCTGCAGCGACTCGCCGCCGCCCTGCTGGGCGACCGACTGCTGTGCGCGTCGTGCCAGATCTCTTGCCATGGTGGTTATTTCCCTTTCGGTATGTAGATGGATGTGGATTGAAAACGCCGATATAGCTCGGGGTTTTCGGACTTGAGGAGGTCACGATCGACGACCTCGACCTTGTGGAGCCACAGGTCCGCATCAGGCTCCTCAGCGCGGAACTCCTTCTCTCGGAACTGGCCTCGCTTGAGTGCAATCAACTTGTTGCCCACCTCATCGGTAAGCACGTCAGCGCCCTGCAGCAGCGCGGCTAACCGGTTCACCGCTTCTGCTTTGGCCACCTTCGACGCCTTCTCCTGCGCGAGGGCGCAGCGATAGGCCGAGACGGCATCGGCAACCGAGGCGGGGTCTTCTGCGATCAGCTCCACTCCCGGCTGCCGCGGCCAGCGTGCGGCGATAGCCTCCGCGGTTGCGTCCGAGCCGTCGATCGGCGGTGCGACATCGGGGATGATGTACGTCTCCCATAAGTGCTGCTCTGCCTGATTGATCGTCGCGATCAGGTCCTCGTCACGCGGGATGTACTCCCAGCGCAACCGGTTTCCACCCACCAGGCCGGCCACGTAAGCCCCGTCAGCGCCCGTGACCGCCATCCCGTGCTGCACCTGCAGCTCCGCGTGATCTGGCACCTGGTCTTCCCAGTCAGATGCCAGCCATGCCGACGCATTTTTGATCTCCACGAGGGCGTTGAGCGAGAGGATCAGACCGTCCGGGTTGTACAGCTGCCAGGGCCGCACCAACGACCGCAGCGTCTTGCACTCAAGGATTTCCACGTTGAGGCGGCGGGCCAGCTCCTCGCGGATCACGGGCTCCAGCAGCGTGCCCCACATCATCGCCTCGGTCTCGTCCTCCGGGCGGGCTCGGCCTGTCTTCTCCACCCACACGGAGAACGGCGAACCGTACTTGCCCATCCCAAGAACTGCTGAGCAGTCCGACGAACCGATACCAGTGCGCCGCAACTCAAGCCACTCGTCACGATCCTTGTAGTCACCAGCCAGCTCGGCATAGTTGGCCCAAAAAGGGGTATCGGTCACTGGTAGCTCCCCACTTCGTCGAGAGCGTCCGTGCGGTCACCGGCCATGCCGAGCGCTCCGCGCCGCGCGACATCTGCTGCGGCGCGCTCCATTTCCGTCATCGTGTGCGTGGCTGCCCGCCACTCCTCGGCCTCGAACTCGTACGCCATCACCGGTTCACCCCTGTCTCTTCTGATTGGTCGGCAGGGTCCGGGTAAAGCCGGAAACCCCACAGCAAGATCGATGCGGCGCAAAGCAACAGGGCGACCGCAAACAGTTCGACGCAGAACAAGACGAGTGCGCCCCACGCCACCAGCCCGAACACCCAGGCGGCGACCGCCAGTGCGCGCGTCATGACGCCAACACCGACAGGTGAGCACGGTTTTCTACGATGGCGTCGAGCCGGCGCTGCAACGCAACCGTGCCCTCGTCGGGATTGACGAACGCCGCGAGCGCCATCGCGATCTGCGCATACTTGGCCGGGTGCAGCTCTGCCAGCAGCCGGAGCTGCTCAAACACCCGGCGTGGATCGTCCTCACGAAGCCTTTCGACGAGGTCAAGCGCATCCTCGGCCACACGATCGAGGTCGGTTTCGTACGACTGGTCGACCCCGGGCCGCCTCACCGCACACCGCCGACTGCGCGGTTCACGATGCGGTCGTAGGTGTCCTCGGCTGTTGCGCGGGCCCGCATCCGAACCTCGTGCGCCGCCTTGATACTCGGGGCAATCGCGGATGCGCGAGCCATAAGTTTGGTGAGCTCAAGAACCGCTTCCGGGGTGAGAACCGCGCTCGCCGCTAGTCGGCCTCGTTCATCCTCGATGGTGGCCACCACGAATCCGGTCCGGGGGTCCACGCGCACATCAACCAACCCGTTCTTGATCGTCACGTTTCCGACAGGCACGTATGGGGTGTTCACCGGAGACCACCGTCCCGAAGATCTGCGACGGTCAGGCGGAACTTGCTGGCGCGGTGCTGCCCCCGATACCTGCGCCCCCGCTTCGGCGGCAGGATGACCCCGCCAGGGACTGAAACCGCCTGGTGCACCTTGAGCGCCGCCACCGTCGTGTCGTAATCGGCCGGTGTCCAAACCGGCTGCAGCGCCGTCACCGGACGACCACCGTTCCGGCCGGCAGCCAATCCGGCTCACCGGGAACCACGTTGTAGTCGAACACCAGGTACTTCTCGTAGCCCTGCGTGCTTTCCTGGCGGTAGTAGCCCTCGCTGCGAGTGCACGAGTAGTAGCCGCAGTAGGTGCTGCCCCGCACCCAGCCAGCGGCCGTCCAAATCCGGCGCTCCCGAATCCAGCTGCCATCCGGGCGTTTCGGGCCGTCGCAGATCGTTCGCAACTGGCTACCGAACAGGCCCCAGCTCACTGTCTCGCAGCCGTCATTGGGCGCAGCATGCGCGCGCTGGGCGTACCCCAGCGCAGCCATCGCCAGCACCGCGCCCGCCAGCATCCCGACCAGCACCCGCCGCACAGTCGCGGCCCTCACTTCTCCACCGCCGCAACAAGACGCGCGATGATTGCGGCGTGAAATTCAAGCAGCTGACGGACGGCTTCCCGCGCCTTCTCGTCGCAACGTGAACCGGCAGCGTGCGCCGTGAATTCCGCACTCTGGGCCTGCTCGTCCCACAGGATCGTCAGCCATCCATCACCGGCAGGATGTGGCATCGCAACACCCACCTGACTCGGCCCCAGCGCCCGCTCGACGTACGCGACCAGAGCGCCGTCCTCGCGTTCCTTGATCTCGTAGGTAGACTCCATAGTTGGCATTGGGTTCCTTTCGTCGTTGTGATCCATTGCCTGGCCCCGCTGTTCCAGCAGCGGGGCTTACTTCTTGGTGATGCGGTAATCCGCCAGCAGAGAGCTGGCGATGGGGTCGGCCCAGATGTATCCGAGGTGGGTTCCCCCGACCCAGACCCTGGTGATGCACGCGGCAAGATCGGCGTGTGAGACCGGTGCATCTACCAGGTCCTCCACCCGCGCCCGTTGTCCCGCCATCGCGGCCAGCTCGTCCGGCGATGCGGTCGCGAACAATTCGCCAAGGTCGATGAACTCGTCGGTACGCCGCGCAATACGGTGCTCAGCGAGCCGTTGGACGGCCTTCGCAGCGCAAGCGGCTGCACCCCAAAGGAACTCGGAGACCAAACCGCACGTGATCCCGAGGGTGCTGTCGGCGGCGCTCACAACGTCACCGACCTTGCGCACTCACGCGTCCGCAGATCCGCAACCTCGTCGGACAGATCCGCGACCCGCTCCTGCAGCGCGTCACGCTCATCGAGCGCCGCGCACTCGGCGTCGGCGAAGTGCTTGAGCTCGGTCGTCAACGCGTCAACCAGCGCGCCGGTCTGCCGCAGCAGATGACCGAGGTTCAGGATCAACGCGCGCTGGTCACTGCTGTTGGCTGTGTTGTAGTAGTGGCCGATCAAAGCGGCCAACTGGCCCGCGAGCTTCTTGGAGTCCGGCTCGTCGTCCAACTTCTGCTGCAGCCGATCGCGATCGGCAGTGACGCGGTCAAGCTCCGCCCGCGCCTCCTCGAGCGTTTCAGGGCGGGCGATCATGCGCTCACCGACCACTGAGTGACCATCCGGCTGATAGCCTCCGCACCCGCAGGCGTGATCTTCAGCGTGTGCATCACCTCGCACCCACGGAACCTCGGCGCCTCATGGGTCTCGACCCGCCGGAAATACCGCTTCTTATCGGCCTTCTCCGAATAGCGGCGGCGCTCAACCTTCACGCCCTTGGCCTCAGACCAGCGCGAGTCAGTCTGGAAATAGATCCAGTCACGCTCAATCAGCAACTCACGCAACCTCTTCTCAGTGACGTTGCAAGTGGAGGCCACCGTGGAAAAACTCAGAAGGTCCGCGTCGGTCACGAACTGGTCGACGTATGACACCTTCGGCGCATCGATCGCGCGCTCGGATTCGAGCTGATGAATGCGGACCTCGCGCGCCTCCAGCACCTTCTGCGACTCCACGAGCGCGGCAGCCAGAAGCTCGGGGCCCTGCAACGCCGGCGCGGCGCGGCGCCGCAACTCCCAGAACTCGCGGACAAGGCGCTTCTTGAAATCCCGCACCACTGCGCTGTTACGCATATAGGTCAACAGCAGGGTGGCGTGCTCCTCGGTAAGGATCGCGACTTCCCTCTGCTGCGTACCGCCCGCCGTCGCGAAGGGTCGCATCTCAAATGCGACCCTTCCGAACTCGTCGAAGTCGGCGCGGTTGTTACGAATCAGCTGTAGAACAGCGCGGTGCTCGTTGTCCGTGCCGTCGGCGACCGCCAGTGACGTGGTGGTCGCGGTGCCGCCCTGAACGGTCACTAGGGCGACGGCGCTCAC